CATTAATCAACCAAAGTTGTGTTGCCATAAGGAGCACCATTAGCTTCCCAACTAATATCAGCAGAAGCAACTTCTCCTACTGCACTATTCATTGAAACACCTGTAATGAAAACAGAGAATTGAATATCTCGAACATCAGTCGAGCCTGTCGTCATTCGCAGCTTTAAAACAACTTGAGTTGATGGATCGTTATCACCATCACCTGCTGAACCACCTGTCTTGATTGCGGAAGTTAACAAGGCATTCAAGTTTGAGTTAGCACCAGAGCCAGGAGTCTCAACGTAATAAAACAGCCTTGCACTTCCGCTATAGCTTCTAACACCTGATTCAAGTGTTCTATCTGTATCGCCTAATGAGGTTGTTTCCAATACCGCCATTGAGCTAGAGAAAGACCATGACTGAACTTTTGCTGCTTTTACATCAGCAACATACAGTTCTCCATCTCTGCCTGAATAAAAACCCACGACCTTAAATTAAAACATTGCTTTTATTATATGGGTGCATCCAAGCAAGCAACAAAACTACAGCTAACATTACTCTTTCCTTTAAAACTACTTGTGACACTTGGAGGGCCAGAATATCTCCATTTTAGACTTGATCCAGACTCTTTCAAATAAGCCAAAAGGCTAGTGTCAGTCACACCTGAAGTTGCATAACCACGATTAAAAGTAACGTAATCCCAATCAGAATTTACGTTTTCATAATTAGCTAAAATCAAAGCAGCATCAGCATCAGAAATATTTGAAAACCCTAGAGTCAAAGTTGCATTAACTCTTTTATTACCAAAACGTAAATGTGTCTTTGTACCGTCTAACGATTCAAACGTGGTACTTGGATATGTTCCAGGGTTATAACTTCTGGAAGTTGGCTTAACGGTAGGGAATGGTTGTGCTGTTGCCATCAGTTACTCCACATCGAATAAAGGATTAGTTAAATCATTCCATTTTTGTAGCATAGCTAATTTAGTTCCATCTAATTCTGCATACGATCCAGAAAGTTCAATCAGCCCATCCTCACCAAACGTAATACTTTCAACTTTGTAGCATTGATCAGAAGCTTCAGATTCTTTAATCGTAAACAACGATCCAGCAAAAGGTTGAATTGAACTTGGCGTAGAAAAATCAGCAGTCGCTTCTTTTACTACTTCTTCTGAAGGATTCCAATAATAAAATGTCTTGCTCCCACTAATTGTGTCTTTACTTACAACCGTTCCATCATCAAGAATTGCACCGTTATTAAATCGCTGAACGTGTTGAGTTGTTGAATACACTCTTATGTAATCGCCAGGCTGAACACCATTGATAAAATGAGGGGCTGTTTTAAATGTAATTGTATGATCTACAAATTTTCTCGTTGCTAAAACATATTTTCCAAATTTTACGGCATGATCCACGCTGGTACAAAAACCAGTTAAATCAAAAGTTTCTAATGGATCGTCATTGTATTCCGTTCCATGTAAACGTATTATCTTAGATTCATTCTCTGAGAATCCGTTTTCTTTTTCATTTCTATAAAGAACATTTGCTTTAAATGTTTGCCTGTCTTCAGGACTAAGGAAAGCTACTTGTAGATCTTTAATATTACCGTCAGTAAACATAGCTTTAATAACAACATCTTTATCATTTTTCATTTCATAAGAATTTTCATCAAAAGGAACAGAAGGATACAAACTAAATTGTCCTCCAATAATCGTAAAATCTAATAAACAATACATTCCTTGTTCAAATATAAATTCTCTTAAATTAACCTTGTTTGAAACAACTCCGTCCCAAAAGAAATGATTAGCTTTACAGAATCGAGCTGCAATACTCATGTTTGATTTATTAACAGAATCGGCATTGATGACAGCACCAGCTCCTATCTTTTCATCTGTTAACAACGCATAAGCAATTTCAGGAAATAAACTTGATGCTTTATCCCCTGAAGAAGGGCTATTGATTAAATCTGGAACTTTAATTCCTTTCTTAAAGTAAGCAGAAAACTGACTAAAGTTTGTCCATTCCTTTGAACTATTAACTCTTAATCCTGCATAAGCTAAATTCTCATACGTTGCTTGATCTACTGTGTCTTTTATTATTTCATTCACATAGGTTATCTGATGTTCTGGGCCTTCTAAATGACTAGATTGATCTCCTTCGTATTTCCAAAAATCAGCAGCAGCATCATAAACATTTAATTCATGTTCTATATCATCGCTATATGTTCTCTGACTAGATTCAACAGTTAAAGTTAATTCTTGCTCTGGAACAAGAACGCTACCGCTATAACTTTGAGCAGGAATCGTAACTGTATCTTTGTCTGTGTAATTAGAACCTGGATCAACTAAATCCCAAACGGAATAATATCTATCCTTATCAGGTAAATTTGTCCATACTGTTAAATTAATTTTTAAACCAGAAGCACTACTTTCATGAACATTCTTATTAACAAGAGTTACTTCTTGATTAATAACAGGCGTTGAGACTGTTCCATATTGTTCTGTTTTCTTTACTGAATACCAATTTGGTTTTCCAAAAACTAAAGCTACAGGTTGAAATTTACCTCCAAATGTATCTGTCTTTGTGTAGTGAAATGCCACTTGATTTACATCTGAACCTTGATAATTATTATGTATAGGGCCATTCCATGCAGGGCCATTGAAACCTTGAATATTTGGACTTACATCACTAGGATTTATATATAGACTCCATGTTGTTTTTCCTGCTGATGGATAATTGTCAAAACGAACAATAATAGTGTCGTGATATGGCCCTTCATAACCTGAGTAGCCACGAACAGATGCTTTTGTCCATCTTTCTACAACTGGATAAGTTGACGGAAGATTAGATGAAGACGGATTATTATAATTAGCTGCATGATCTCGACTAAAACCAGTAACCGTACTAGATCCTCCTGCTAATAAGTTTTTACTTGGATGTCCTAAATTCCATTCTGAATTACTTAAAACACTTTTAGTTAAAGGATAATTTCTTTTTCCTGCAAATTTGACAGTAAAGCCATTAGATGAGAACTGCTCTAAGTCACCAACATTTGTCGCTTTATTTGCATTTAGCAAACAAGCTCTATATTTTATAGGATTAGTTTCACGGGCAATTACTTCTTTTATTACATCATTACCAGGCCAAGGAAAAAATCTAAACTCATATTCATCTCTTGGATGATCTATTCTTATATAGTTATATTGAAATTCAGGAGTATTACCTCTTACGCAAAATAAACCAGAATGATTAGGCTCGCTTGTACTATCAGGTTGCAACCATGTCCATACATCATTAACTTTTACTTGTAATTTAAAGAAGCTAAATCTAGTGATATATTTGTTAACTTGTCCTAAAGTTAAAGTAGACCGATCATCATAAACTTCATAAATTTTATCTTCTTCGGGTTTACTGTTTACATTTGCAAAAGTCATTTGTTTATAAACTTTTGACTTAATTCCTATTTCAGTAATATCACATTTCCTATTATTAGAGATTGTACCTAAAGTCGCTTTTTGTAGTGCATACCTTATATGTGGCTCGTATAATTCATTATAATTTTGCTCGTAATAAAAATGATCATCTCTATCTAGTCTGGATGGTCTAACAGTAAAGAACTCACCATTTGTATCCCAATTAGGATTACTAATATGATTAGCTAATCCACCAGAAGGACTAGCGTGATACCTACCTTCTTCTATTACTTCAAATCTGTAATGCCTAGTAAAAGTTCCAGACCAAGGAACACCATCCCATTTTTGATCCACCTCATCTATTTGATGACAATTAACTAAAGCTGTTCCTGCCATATATTGTTCATCTTCTGTAATCGCAGAATCAGCAGTCTCTCTAATTGTTTTTGTTGCGGCATTAACATCATCAAGTCCATGAGGTTCCATTGTTAACCTCTTGGTATTTATATCTTGTTGATAACCATCTCCATCGTATAAATTTTCATCTAAATCACCGCTACCTAATATTTGATATTCAATAACAGTTCCTTCTGTTAAATCCGTATTACCTTCTTTTTGAGAAGCATTACCGCCATTAATAAAACCTGCTCTCATAGGCCACGATCCAAGAAGTTTTCTTCTCTTCTTAAATGTTATTCTTCCTGCTGGTCTTCCATCATCAGTATCAGGATTACTAGGAGTTCTAACTAATTCATAAGATAATTTATAATAAGTCATATTAGGCATTGGATTACTTAATCCGAAAGTTGCCTGTGTTGTTGGATTCCTTGTTCCTGAAAAATATCTTTCGTCATCTACTCTAAAAATATTATTAGGAATGATTCCTCCATCTCTTAAAAAAGGAATATTGTCACCCTCTGGGTAAGCTAATTTATAAATCTTTTTCGCATGATAATTATTAATTAATAAATCTCCTATTGCATATCCGTCAAATTCTGGTCTTTCTTCTATTTCACCTAAAGAAAATAAACCAAGTAATTTTAATTGTTGATAACGACCCAAACTAACAAGTTGTGACCACATTAATTGTGAATTAACTCTGACTCCTCCGTATTGCTGTGATGTTCCTTTTGAAACATCAATAATTTCATGAAAATCAGTAAAAACAAGAGGAACTAAATCACCTAAATTTGCTAAATCTTGAACGCTGTTAAATGAAAACTGAGGAGCAAAACGCTTAAGACCTGCCATGTCAGCAGTTCTTTCGTTTGTCCCTTGCTTCATGCTTGGGGGTTTAGGTGTTAAAAGATATGCAACAACACTTAAAGCAACACCAACAGCTACTTGCCCTAAAAGAGTTAATCCACCACCAGCAGCAGCAGTTTTCCATAAGGCCAAAGCACCTGCACCAGGGCCAGCAAATATCTCAGGAACTAAACCATACGCTTCTGGTCTTTCTTTTATTTTTGCTGCTACGCCTTCTAAAAATTGATAATATTCTTCTTCTGTTAATCCAAGTGCATTACAGAGATCGGCTTCCGTTGGAAGTAGCACCCTGCGAGTAAAAGGGCTTCTAGCGGCAACCATTTCACCACCGACTTTCCTAATGTTTTTTGGTAACTCAGCCATCCTTCCTCATAAAACGCAGCCATATACAAAGCATCATCTGATTTGCAAAGACCAATTGTTCCTAGTTTAGGGGGTGATTCAACTCCCCACCGATTTAATTCTTCAAAAAAGATACTATAGTCTTTTCTTTTTAATCTTCGATACCAATCACGCTCTCCTTTGGGAACAGTAAAACCATAATGACCTAATACAGTACGAACCAAAGACAAGCAATCACCAGTTCCATGCTTAACGGGATCAGAACCTAAACGATATTCAAGTCCTATTAATTCATAAGGCTTCAAAGATTTTGTAATTGACCTGTTAAAGGAAGATGAGCACACCTTTTTTTAGTCAATGTTTGCTGTGGAGCATTAGCACCAACGGCATCAATAGCAGAACTTAATAACAATTCAATGGATTCTGGATCGTATCTCATGCCAGCAGCCAACCAATATTCACCAGTTAATCTGCCTCCATTTTTAGCAGCAGTATCTTTATTAAAATCAGCAGTCATTAAAAAAGTTTCCACCTGTATGTAATATTTTTGCTCTACAAAATCTTTCACATAAGACATGCTCAAAGGATTATTAGCAAGGATGATTGAGGCTTCTAAATTATCTCCTGACCTATTCATCGCTGCTCCTTGATAAATAAAAGACAAGAAAGAGTGTCCGTCTACAGCAGTATGTTTTCCATTTTGGAATTGATGTTCCACTGTTCCATCTTTTTGTTTGACGGTAACAAAAGCAGTTAAGGCAACAACAGTCATTACATTCCTAACCTCGATCTAGCACTTCTACTATTCCTTAGTGTAGATAAAGTTCTATTTTCTCCAGCTCTAGCACCTTGAGATGTAGCAGTTGCAATAATTTGTCCTACAGCAGACTTAGGAACAAACTCTTCAGAGTTGAAGTTAAGAATAGGCCCAGAGTAAGAAACTGTTGTAGATCCTCCTGCACCTCCACCTGCATAAGACGAACCAGTGCCAGGGATTACAGCTTCACCTCTAGCACCTGCTGAGTAGCGTTGCATACTTGAAGCCATCTTAGAGGCAGGGATTATATATTCATCCTCTCCAGCTTCTCCTACAAGTCCTAGAGTTGGTCTTGTAGCCATACCTCCTGACGCAAATGGCTTAATGCCGTTTGCCATGTATCCGCCTTCTGCTTTTGTGACAGCAGGAAGTCCAGGCAACATATTCATAAATGCTGCTTTCAAGTACATACTTGCAATTGATTTAGCAATACCAGCTAACGCTTCACCTAATGTTTTTGTTCCAGCTATTAATCCTTCAACTGCACTTGTTAAACCACTCGCAATCGTTTCCCTGATCTGCTCCCATTTGACCGCAGCTTTGTCTGTTTCTCCCAGTGTTTCCTTTATTATATTTTGATTTGTCTTCAATAAAACTTGTTTTCTTGCTAAAAGGTCATTAATTTTATTTGTTAAGGCAACCTGTGTTTTGGTTCTTTGTTCTTCTTCTCTGTCGGTCAACTTAAAAGGTCTACCGAAAACATTATTTTGATTAATCCTATTTACAACATCTATAATATCTTCTTTTGTTCCTCTTAATTGAGCAACCATTTCATCAATTGTTGATGGCGTTAACCCTAACGGTTGTATATTTTCTGCAAATGTTTGAATATTTTGTAAATCACTAAATGTTCCTCCAGGAGAAAAACCTAAAGCAGCACGCAATCCTGCTAAATCACGGGTGAATTGACTTGATAATAATTTATTAATAGCTCCTAAAGCTCGGTTGGCAGTATCTAAAATCTTTTTCAAAGCAGGTTCTAAAACTTCTGAAAGCTTTTGTGCAAGCCTTTCTATGTTGTCAATTAATGTACTAAATTTACCAGCTAATGTTGTACTTTGAGCAACAGCACCTCCAGCATATTGACCTCCTGTTTCAGTAAGGTTTATTAAAGCTTGATTGACTAACTCAGAAGATATTTTTCCTTTTCTCATTGCTGATTCAAATTCTGTTCCTTGTAAACCTGTTATCTTCTTCAATTCGCTTGTAATATCAACTCCTCTTTCTAAAAGTTGTAAATTTTCTTCCTGTTGTAATTTTCCCTTTGCTTGTATCTGACCAAAAGCTGTTGCTATCCCATTAAGATCAGAGCCAGTAGCTCCTGCAATGTCTCCAAGCCTTTTTGTTACATCAACTATTTTATCTGTTTCAAAACCAAAAGCTTTTAATCTTTTTGCCGTATCAATTAATTCTGAACTCTTAAAAGGTGTGACAGCACCGAAAGCTTGAAGTTCTTTTATTATTTCATTTGTTTTAACCAATGAACCCGTTAAGACCTCTAAACTTCTTCGTTGTGTTTCTAACTGAGCACCACTCCCAATGATAAAACGGGCTGATTGCAATAAAGCCAACCCTGTTAATAATTTTCGGACTGAAGCTCCTAACCTGTTTACACCTCGACTTGCTGTTGCTGATTGCCTACCAAATTTCTGAATCCTATTACCAGCAGCATTAGAACGATTTTTTACATCTCGAAATCTTTTTGACAATTCATTTGTTCTTGCCTGCAACCTCTTTGCAGATCTTTCCGCTTGCCCTGTAAGTAATTCAAGTTTTACTGAAGCAAGAGCCACGAGTTCCTTTCGTTATGCCTAGATCTTAGCTGTATTTGCTCCTTCTTATACTTTTTTCCTGTTCCTCGTTTAAAAGATCAAAATAAGCCGACCATAAAAATAATTCTTCTAAAGTAATTTTTTTATTTAATTCTTGCAAGGTATAACCCAACTCTTTCGCTACACCTAATTGAAGCTGTAAAAAATTATCTTTTTTAAGAGCTTCCTTTAATCTTTTGGGTCAAGATCATCCTCTTCCTCTGTTGTTGGTAACATTGCAAGCATTAAACGATCCATGTTTTCTGCACTAACTTCATGTTTCAATTCATCAATTTGACCTGCTGCAAACATCCTTCGACCATCTTCATGGGCAGCCTTACGAACAAATAAACGAATAGCAAAAGCATTAGCATCATCTTTTGTTCCTTTCATTGCTTGCTCCCTTTCAGCCATTGTCATAGGAGCACACCAAAACTCGAACTCTGTACCATCTGTTAGTTTTACGACTTTCTTTTCAGCAGTTAAATTAGATGCTTTCTTCAGCCGATCTAACGGATTAAGCTTAGTTTTGGCGGTAGCCATAAAGGGTAATTCTGTTTGCTTTATAACTGTACGCATTAAAAAACCCCTAGGCAACAAGGCGAAGGGGTATAAACCGACTATGAAGTAGTACTAAAGTCGAAACTTGGTACGTTGTTAGGTCTGAAATTAACCTCAACCATCTGTGCATCATCTGGGTTGACAGAGAAACTTGCAGAAAGCAAAACAGCATCCATAGCAATACTGCGACTTAATGCTTCTGTACCTTGCTTGTCTTGGTAAAGCTTAAATGCTGCTCCGTCTTGCTGGCGTTGGATAACATCTTCAACTAAACGATTAGCTAAAGTTGAATCCTCATTTGTGATGTACACGCTGGCAGAACCTTCACCATCAGCAAAACCTGAAACATAAGTTTTAAATGGTGCGTATTGACCAACTGATTGACCAATTGTTGTCACATCAATTTCACTCCTAGAAATCTCAAAGGACCAGTTCTGAACTTGCCCAACAGAAGCGTAATCGTTGTAATACACCTGAAACTTATTTGGAGCTGCTGCTGTTCCAGTGTCAGTTAGGTTTACAGCAGAACCACCAGAAGAAGCCGAAACAATTAATGCTCCTGTTGCTGCTGTATAGGTATTAACGTAATAAGTTGTACCAGCAGTTAATCCAGCAGGTAAAGTTCCTGTCCCTGATCCTCCTGTAGAAGAATCAATAACTTGAAACTTAACTGGATCATTAACTTTAAGGTTCAAATAGGTCTGAACAACAATAGTTTCAGTTCCTATCGTGACATTAGAAGGCCCGAATGTTCCTGTAGTACCAGCAGGTTTGTAGTACAAGGCTCCAGACGTACCTGATAAAACAGTAACAGCCATTGGATTTAGTCTAAGTATGCGTCAAATGTAGCTGAGAATTGCGTTTGAAAGAACGCTTCTTGCTCTGCTGGTCTTATTGTAGCTAATCCAGAACAAGGATCAAAAATAAGACTACTAAACTTTGCTCTGTCAAACTTATCTTTTACTCTTTCACCAATGGTGTAATTAGCTCCAGCACCAACTCCAGCAGGTGTAAAAATATCAATCGTTAAAGTTCCTGTTTGTCTATTAAATGATTTGCCAGTAGCAGGTGCTTCTAAAGTTGCATAATTATTCGACCCAAACAAAAGATAAACAGCAATCCAAGGTGTGTTGTTAGGTGGGGTGAAAGGTGCGTTTTG